GTTAATAAACATATTAAAGGGATTATATGTTTAATAATATCCATATAATTTAATTTATCATCATCTTTTTCTTGAATATCGTTATTTTTATCTTCTTTATCTTTAATAATTTTTTCAATTCCTTTTTTAATTTTTTCATCTTTGATATTTTCAATTTGTTCTTTAATTTCTTTAATTTGTTTAGTTGTAAAATTTTTAACAAATAATTCTTTTAAAATAATACCTTGTTCTTTAGAAAGTAATAATTCTTTAAATCTAAAACGGTTTAAAAAGCTTTCAATAACTTCTTTAGCTTTAGAAGAATAAATATTATAAATATTTTCAGTAATTTTATTTATTTCATTATTATTATTACCAAAAGAGGAAATCCAATCATCACCATTTAAATTAATAATTTTTTCTTGTAAAATATATTTTAAAGTATCTTTAGGATGTTCTTGAGGTTTAATTAATTGTGAATAATCAATAGACATTTTAATAACTCTATGAATATTTAAATCAATAACAAATCCACATTTTTTATTTTTATCTTCAGTCATACATCTAAACATCATTTGATAAATCATATCAAAACCTTCATTATTATTTAAAAGTATAACAATATCACAATTTTTAATAGACACGCCTAAACTACATTGTTTTCCACTTAATACTAAAATACCTTTTTTTTTATTATTTTTAGCAATAATTCTTGAATCATCAATAATTTTTTTAGGATCATTAGAAATATTACTATTAATTATAACAATATCATAATCAGGAATAATTTTATGTTTTTCAAGTAATTTTTTAGTTGTATTTGAAATTTTATTAATATCATTTTGAGGCAAAAAACACATAATAATCATAGGTTCTTCAAAATCATCAATAAATCTTGATTTAGTTTCTGGATTATTACAAATATTCTTAATTCGTTTCATAAAAACACTATCATCTGAATATTCCTTATCTGGAATATTTCTTTTATCATATTTACCAAATATTCTATACCACATTTTTAATGTTTCTTTTTCATTTTGAAATTCTTCTATTTTATCATTATTATTTTGTTTTAACAAAAAACAAGCGTCACAAGACCAACCATAATTATTATTTTTAGTTTTATCAATAATATCTTTAGTTGTTTCATCAGTTAATCTATCCGTTAATAAAAATAAATCAGGATACTTTGAATATTCATTTTTAATTGTTTCAATAGTATAATTATTTAATAATTTATTAAAATATTCTCCGTGTTTATCAATTAATAATTGTTTATTTTTGTCAATATCTATATTTTTACATAATTTTATATCTTCTAAATCCCATAAAATCCAATTTTCTTTTGAAATATTAAAATCATTTGAAGGTTTAGCATATGTGGCAGTAATTTGAACAGTGAATGATTTTTTACCATAAAAATCTAAAACTTTTTTAGATAATTCAGTGGTTCCACCATTATGACTTTCATCAATAAACCTAATTTCAAAACTCATATTTTTTAACCATTCAATTTCAGTTATTTTATTAATTTTTTCTATATTATTAAAATCAATATCATATTTTTTTTGTAATTCTTCAATTTCTTCATCAGTGTATGTTTTTTTTGTTTTAATTTTATTTTCTTTTAAAATTTTTTTAATTAAATTCACTTTATCTGTTTTTGTAATTTTATTATTATCATTAATTTTATTTTGTAAAAATTGTTTTGAACAAATTATAATATTTTTATTTTTAATATTATTTTTATTTTTATCAATTGTATTTTTATTATATTCACCATCTAAATTAATAATATTAAAATCATTTAATTGAGAACAATTTAAAACATTATTATATTGTAAAATAGTTTCATTTGGTGCTGTTGTTAATATTAAATAATTACATTTATTTTTATTTTTACTATCTTCAATAATAGTTCCAGCCATTATATAACTTTTTCCACTTCTTTGAATATGACCCCATAAAACTTCTTTTATATTATTATTTTTTATTTTTAATGTTTTATATACTGTTAAATCTTGATGCAGTTTTAAAATAAGAGTTTGTTTATTGACATTATTAATTAATTCATCAAATAATTTATTTTTATATATATTTTTAAATTGTATAAAAGCTTCATTTAAATCATTCCAATCAATTAAAATGGTATTATTCTTATTAACATATTCTAATAATTTATGATTTGTTTTTTCTACTTTTTTAATCATTTTATTAAATTTTTTACTATCTCTAATAACTAAACATAAAGATAAAGTATAATTATTTTCATATTGTTTAAAATTAGTTAATATTTTATCAATGTCTAACTTTCCAATATTTTCTTTGTTAATATTTTTTGATGTGGAAACTAAAATATTTTTATTATCATTTTTATTTATAAATGTTAAATCAGATGAATCACCTTTATCTTTTAATTTTATTTTTTTACCTTTTTCATTAAAAAACATATCATTCATATTTTTTATTTTTTCAATTGTTTGTAAATTAAAATTACCTTTACAAACATCATAATTATTTAGTTTATTTAATAAATTTAAATATGAAAATAAACGAAAAATAGATTCTTGTTTATCTTTACCTTTCCAAGGTGTTTCTAACCATTCAAGTAAGTTTTCATTACAATTTTGTAAAAATAAATATAAATCTTTGAATGTTTTAATATTTATTTCTTCCATATTTAGATATAATATATTAAATATTATTTATTCAATTTTTATATTATTTAAACATATTTTTTTTGATTTTTCATCAACTAATATAGTTGAATCATCATTTTTATTTTCATCTGATTTAATATTATAAATTCTAACATTCTTAACATTAATATTACAACTTTTATTATTAATAAATAAGCCAACAGATGCATTATATTTTGAAAAAATATTACTAATAGACATATCATTAAATACACTTTTAACAACTGCTGATGATATAAAACCCATTGAATAACTACCTGTTAAATTTTTTTTACCATCCGTTCCAGTATCTGGAATAATTACTTTATGAATATTATATTTATCTTTATAATATTCATAATCATCACTTAATTTACCATAATTATCAATACATTTAATTTTAATATCATTACAATAACAATCATCAATTGAACCTAAACGAATACCCATAATTCCTTTATTAATATGACCCATTGTATCCTTATTTCTAACAATTTCAAAATTTTTACTTTCTTCATCAGTTAATGGTTTATCATTAAGAATTTTATTTAGAATAGTAATTACATAATCATCTATATTTGTTTTAATTAAAGTATTTAAATCAGGATAATCATTAATTAAACTATTAATATCTAAAATAACTGGTATAGTTAATGGTGATTTTAATAATAAATTAAAACTTACTTTAACACCAGCTCCAATCATTAAACATTTTTCTTTATATGATAATAATAATTCTTCATCAACAGAGGCTTTTAAATTTTTAATAGTAGTGCTAAGGATTTGAGTGTTTTTAGAATTAACACTATTAATATCACTAATACTTTCATGAAATTCATTAACACTTGGTCCTTGACCGGTTATTTTAATTCCATGCATATTACAAGGTGTAAGACCATTATAATTAATAAATAAATCATCAACAAACATATTTTTTAATTCATTTAGATATGTAATACTATAAATAGCATTAATATATGGTTCATAAAAAGTTTGAATTTTATTAAGTATTAATTGTATTTGATTTTTAACATTTTCTCTATTATCCATTACTTGTATAGTTTGTAATAATTTATGAATAAATATAAAACCAGCAAAGAATGGTGTAATAACTACATCATTATTAGAAGGTCCAATGTTAGTTCTTTCAATTTGTAATTTATTAACAGCATTTAAAGTTATTCCTGATACTTCAAAATTATTAATTTTAAGATTTTGTAATTTAACATTAATATTATTATTACCTAAAATAGCTTGATGAGATGATAATCCTAATGTTCCATTTTTTATTGTTATATTTTTACCAGTTTCTAATTGTGTTCTTTTTTCTAAAATTGGTCCTGCTCCAATAATAAAAGGCATATTATTTAATTGTATTAAAGCAAAAAATCTTTGTAAGCAATAATCCTGAATAGATTGTTGTATAGTAAAACCATTTAAATCTAATACAACATCACAAGTATCTATAATAATACCCGCTGTAAAACCAAAATTATTATCTTTATTATGTTTCCAAATATCATTTTTATCTTTTAAAAAATTAATTGTAATATCTTCACATAAATAATAATAACCACTTTTCGATATAAAAAAAGGACCATTTTCTAAATCAGTATTAGTTATTTTGTATTTATACATATTATTAGATTTATAAAAAAGGTTATTTTATAAAAATTAAAATAATGATATTATATTATTATTTTATAATAAAACTTAATAATGCAAAATTTAATGTATTGAAAAATTATATTCCTTTTATAATACCAAATTATTACACACAAGAAAAAATTCATTATAGATCTTGAAAGAAATAATGAATATTTAAATTCAATTTTAAAAAGCGTTATGTTCAAAAGAAGTGTTATAGAACATAATGAAAATACACCATATTATTGGCTTAAAATAAATTATGATGAAATATTTAGTAAAATAATAAATAATAATAATACAGAAAATTTTAATATTAAGAATATTTTAAATATCAATCTATTTTAAACTCAAATAAAAGTAAAATTAAAGAAACTAAATTATTTAATAAAAATATTTACAATGATATATCTTCAAAAATATTATTATCATCATCCTTTTTTAATAAAAATACAGATAAAGAAATTATAGATAATAATATGTTTGAACTCAATGAAAATGGTATTTTAATTGAAAAAAATAAAAATTGTAATAAATGTCATCTATTAAAACAATACTTAAATGTATATTCATCCAATGTCAATAGTGAAGATAGTTATTTTATTGTTTATATTGAAAAAGAATTAGATAATAGTAAATATTGCACACTTTATATTGATAAATAAATTGATAAAGATTAATGTTATATATTTAATATTTTTGAAATAAATAATTTTATTTAGTTATTACTATTATAATTAAAATGTTTTTAATAAAATAAAAAAATTAAAAAAATATTTATTTAATTTATTATAATTACTTATTAAGTTCTTTAAAGTATTCACAAACAATGACTGATTTTTCTACTACTGAAATACGTGTTTGTCTTACTTCTCAAGAAGGAACTAATCCTTTTGGTTTATAGTGGAATTATTAAAAAAATAAATATTTTTCTATAAATAAATTTTAGTATTTAATTTAAATTAATTTCTAATAATTCAAAACCTTCATTTTCATTAGGATTTTCAAATCTTTTTTTATATGTATTATAAGCAATTAATGGAACTTGTTTATTATCATCTCTTAACTTATTTCTATTAAATGAATTTTCAAATGATGTAGTTATATGAAAGCATCTTACATATAAATTATGTTGTTTAGCAAATTCTACATATTCGTTTCTTCGTAATTTTGTGTAATTTGTTGCATCAAATATAATTGATTTATTATTTTGAATAAAAGGTATAGAAGCTTTAATCATTTTTTTAGATACTTTATATACATCTCCTTCAATATGAATATAATTATTATTTTCACATATTTTTTTAGAAATTGAGCTTTTACCTGAACCAGGAAATCCAATCATTATAATAATTTCTTGTTTATTATGTAAAGTTATATTAGGTAATTTAAAATTAATTGGTTCATCACAAAAAAAATCTTCAGGAGATAAACATTTTAATCCAATATTTTCTGCAAATATTTTATCACTATTTGAAAAATCATTTTTTCTTCCTAAAGCATCACCAACAAAAAATGACTTTTTAACTTTAATTGGATAATCTTTAAATAATTTATCAAATATTAATCTGTTAGGTTTATATTTATCTTTTTCTGTAGCAACAACAATAGTAATTGGAATTTCTAATGTTTTTAATGCTTTTTTAATTTGTATAATTTTCCATTTTTTTGATTGATTTGTAAATATTACAATCATAAATCCATTATTATAATACTGTTTTATTTTATCACCAACATTATCATATAACCAACACCAGTCATCAATATTTGATGGAAATTGCTTATTATTTTTAGGTTTAACTAAAGTCCAATCATAATCAAATGATGCAACTTTTTTTCTATAAAATGATTTATTAATAGTGTGTATTTTAATTGACATATTGAATAATATTATTATTTATAATAAAAAACAATTTTTATATTATAATATTATATTATATTATGTCAATAAGTGGAACATTAAAATATGAAATAACTGGCACATTCACAAATATTTTACCAATTATAAATAATAGTAGTTT